AAAAGTTTTCATGATGTGTAAGAGGCTGGCGATTGCTCGCCAACCTCGTCAAAGGAATGATTAGTCCGCCACGTAGTGGATTACTAATTGGATCGTTCCTGTACCAGAAGCACCACCCATAGTTACTGTAACAGGTACACCGTCTTTATCTGCATCGGTTACTGAACCAGATCCAAGCGCAATCGTTGCGCAAACATCTGTTCTACCTGCAGAAGCAGTTGATGTAGCCGCTAAGTAAGCAGCAGCAGCTGCGGAAACTGTAGCTCCGTCAGCGTCTGTATGAGCAGCATATCCTACTGATAAAGTAGTTGATGCACCCAAAGCGTCATAAGCAAGATAACCATCGATTACTCTTGCTCCGTTTGGAAGATTGAACATTTCAATAACATCGCCTGATGCTAATGAAGATGCTTCGTAATCAGCGTAAGCAACTCTAACTTTGCCGCTTAGCTCATTCGTATCAATCTTTTCAGAAGGTACATTTTGTGACCACTTAGTTTTTTGTGTTGAATAAACAGTTGCCATAAAATTACGCCTCCACGCTTTCTATCGTTACAATTTTAGATTCTTCCATCCTAGTTGCACCGATTGATTGACAAACGTACACTTGTGTAGCGTAACCTTTGTCACTTCGCTCATCTATTCTAGTCATGATGTCTTGACCGATAGCCAATTTCACACCATCCATAGCAAAAGCTAAGTTCAATCGTTTGTTTCCAGTTTTGGATAATCTGTTAGAAACGATAAAGTTAAATCCAAGGAACGTGTTAATTTCACCATTTGCCAATGCTTTAACAGTATTGAAGTCAGATGAAGTAACTTGTGTTGTTCCTAACAAATCAGAAATTTGTTTTGGTCCAACTACAATGTATCTTGGAATTGATGGATCAACATTTCCGCTATCTAAGATTTCTTTAGTATTTCTTAGTTTAGCAATAGTTAATCCGTCTGAGCCAGCTTCTGTAATTTTTTGTGCAGAAGGTAAAGCAGTAGCGGTGCTACCAGTTTCGCCTGTGTACGCAGTTCCAGAAACGGCTGTAATGATCTCATCGTCCATAGCTCTGCCTAATGCGTAAGCAGCTGCCATAGCGTATGAGCTTGTTGGATCGATCAAAGTACGAACTTTATCTTGATTGTCGATAAGGTCAGCGTACTCATAATCAACCAACGATACTCTTCTTCTAGCGTGTGGAGTGTCGATCTGCGGAGTATCAGCATGTCTTGTCAATCGTTTCTGTGCAGTTGCTACACCTACTTGATCGAAGAATGCGTTTTTACCCACAACAGTTTCAACATCAACAGCACCTCTTAGAAGAGAGCCTTTTTGTTGTGATAGCATTTGCACATTATTTGAATATTGCTGTACAAACGCTGTAGTAATAAATGATGACATTTATTGCTCCTTTGTTGTTGGTTAATGTTTAAAGATCGATTTGATTTTCCTCTGGCGAGGATCTCGTCTTTGCGTTTTAAGTCTGCAATTAGACTTTTTTCTTAGAGGTCTTGCAGGTGCAAGGTTTTCTCTTGGAAACTTGTTGAACCCAATCGAAATACTTTTGTGCTGTAGGCAACGGATCTTTACGCTCATTTTCTGGCGCAAACTCAGTTGCAAATCGTAAGCACTCTAAAGCTACTTCTTCTTGCGTAAAAGGTTCTTTAGCCATTGAGTTGCTCTCTCAATTTATATACTTCATCCACCGCTCTTTTGTGGTTCGGATGTGATTTCTGCCAGTACGCAGAACCTTCTTGAGTAAGCTCTTCAATTTGTTTTTGAATTTCGGAAGCAGTCATATATCCAATGCCATCGCCTTTAACGATTTCATCTTCGGATAACTTGTCTGCTAAATCAGAAAAAGCTTTAATGACACTTAGATTATCACCTAAACGTGAACCATCCTGGAGCAAAGTATTATTTAAAAATTCTTCGCCTAATGTTGAGGTTGCTAATCGTTTAGCTTGATCTAATCGCTTTGCATACTGTGGTCCAAATTGTTTTTTTAATTCAGCCTCGGTTTGCATTTGTGTCTGCTCTGCATTACTTTCCAAACTTTGCATTTGGTTCATGCTCATTTCATTATAAAATTTAATTAGACTTTCTGCTTGTTGTGGCAGCAAACCTAATTTATGTGCAGTCGCATTAAATGCTTTTAGTTGCTCAGGATGAATTTCCTCTTCTTTAAAAGAATATTTATATCCATCTGGAGTTTCTGGAGCGCCAAGTCGTTTAAACACTTCCTTCCAGTCCTCCTCTGTAGCATGCTTATTCGGAACAGGAATTTTATCTGCTCCCACTAATTTTTGTGCATGAAGATAACTTTTAACTAAGTCCTCCATGTTATTAAAATTTTGTAGAGATTTTTCTTCTCTAAAACTTTCAGGAATTAAATCTTTAAAATTAACTTCCTGGTTACTCACCTCAGCAGTTGCCTCAGTAGTTTCCTGAACAACAGCTGTCGGTTGCTCAGATTGCACCTCTGGTGCAGTTGTCTGATTATCCATATTTTACCTTTGGGTTATGATTTAGATTGTAAGATTGCTTTAATAAAAACATAGACAGATCGTTGTCCTTCTAAAAAAGCGCTCTCATGACTGTCACCTTTTTGATGAGTGGTAACAAACTCATGACATCTCTTACTGAGGTCATCTAAAACTCTTTTGCCTTCGGCAGTTTCAAAAATAATTTTATAATCTTTTTTTAACTGCTCAAATTCTTTATTGTTGTGCATTATCTTCCTGGATTACTTTAGCTAATGGAGCTGCGTTTTTGGCAACTTCACTTTCTTGCATTGCTTGTTGCATTTGCATCATTTGTTGTTGCTGTTGTTGTTTTTCTTCTCTAGCTTTGGCAACTTGCGCATCCGACTTAATTACTTTGGCAGGCAGACCTAATACTCGAATAATATTTTTTACTAATCCGTTTTCATCGATGTAATCCATTACAGGCAGCGCTTGCGATAAACCACCAAAGATTTCCATACCACGCATCAACGATTGTAATTCTTGACCACGTTGAGCAAGTGCCATTGGTGAAACATATTCAATCGATACTTCTTGATCGGCTAAAATTTCTGGAGCCATAGGAAAAAATTTATTTCGTAGCATAATATTAAATACACGAATAATAAGTGGCTCTAACATTTCAGATTGTAATCTTCCTAATACTGGACCAAGTATTCTCATCTTTTCTTCGTTACGCTGCATCACCTCGGTTGCGGTCATGTTTCTATTTTCGGTAACTAATAATTGATCGACATGAAACATTTTTGCAATCGCATCACGTCTTTGATTTTCTTGGTTTAAAGTAACAGATGTATTAGCGTTAATATTTAATGGTTCAATTCGATCTCGAGATCCTGATCGATAATAATTTAAACTGCCTGGAGCCATTCGTATTGGCGACATCATACTATCATCTGGAACTAGCAATGGTGGATCTACTTGTTTAGCTGCTGCTTTTAATCCAACCTCAACCATTTTGTTTAATACCTTTACATCAGGTAAGGCATTCATTGATGGTGATCGTCCATAAATTTCTGTCGAAGCTTTTAAATATCTTGGTACCACGTAAGGCAGTTCTCTAAATCCACCTAACGATAAAATATGACCAGTTTTATTTTCAAAGTAAATACTTTGATATGGCATATTCTTTTTGTCTAATTTTCTTTGGTCGTACACTCCACGAGGTCGAACCACATGTACAATTTCTATTTCATCAAACGGTGCTTTTTTAAATGTAGTTAAAACATCACGTGATACTTTTTCTGCACCAAACTTTTCTACAACAGCAGAAGCTGCCATTTTAAATCGTCTAAAAATAGTATCGACTAAATTCTTTTTATTTTCTTGAATATAAATTTCTTTTATATGTCTAGCAGAGAAACGAATAATATCGTCCTCATCTTCTTCAATTAATAAACATGCTGTGCCGAATGCAATTAAATCGTGATAGCATTCAAATATTTCTTGTTGAAAATTTGATTTTGAAAAAGCAACATACATTCTGCTTTCAGCATCTTCTAACCATTCCTTTGCCTCATCGCTTTCGTTTAATTCTGTTTCTTTAAAACGTAAAGAAAACCAGCGATTGGCAGAGGAAGTAAGCATACCATGTAAAGAGGCTGCCAAAAGTTCTAGAGCGTGTATAGCCGTTGCATCATATATTTGCGTATTTCGTTTGTCGCCTCTTGCTCTCTCTTTGGTAATCTCTGCTTTCCTGGGTAGAATAACATCCGCAACTTCTTGCCAATGACTTTCCCAGTTTCGTCTTTTTTCCATTAGACGTGAAAGATGGTCTTTTAGCTCTTTAGCTAAAGTTCGTAATTCTTGATCTTGCATTTATTTTTTTTTCTTTTTTTTCCAACCACGCTTCATTGCTGAATATGCTTTTTTGGAAACAGTTGATTTAGATTTAGGTCGTGAAATGCCGAGGCGCTTTCTACGATTAATATTTCTTACTAAACTCATCCTAATAAACTTTTTTTATTTAATTGCGGAGCTGTATCTACGCCAGTAACAGAAGTTAAAATTGTACTTCTTCTACCTCTTCGTTTAGCTTTCATAGAATTTTCATTATCCATTTCAGCAGTAGTTGGTCCTGCTGGTGTATTTTCAGGCACAGGCGCATTTGTTTGCGCTGCTACTTTAGGCTGCTCTTCTGATTTTGGACTTGGTGCTTTTTTTATAACACCCATATCAAGTGCTTTAGCAATTGGTTTTGCAAATCCTCCCATAATATTATCCTCCTAATAAAGTTTTCTTTTCAATGTCAGCAGGACTGGTTAATCCTGTGCCAGTTAAAATTGTTGATCGTCTGCCTTTTCTGGCAATTTCTTGTTTCCTAATTTTTTCTTGCTCCGCAGCTTTGACAGCTGGATCGTCATACTTTGGAACATCAGCTACAGGTGGTGGTGTAATCACAGGAGGAGCTGGTGGTTTTGGCATTAAAAATCCCATAATATTTTCCTTAAATTAATTTATAATCAGTTTCAGCAACTGACTGTTGGTTGTTGTTAAAATTTTTGACCTCATCAATTCCAGTCGCTAAAGTTCGAAACGCATCGCAAGCGTGTGAACTCCAATCGTGAACAGGTTTAATATGATAAGTTCGCTCTTTATCAGAATATTTCTGATGATAATGTCTTAAAGCATTTACAAGCTTAGAGCAGTTATCGACATCTATATAACATCTTGGTAACAGCATTTTCGCAGCATGAATGCCATCGACAATATTTAATTTAGGCGCTACTCGAAATCGTATTCCAAGTTTAAAAGCAACCTCTCTTCTGGTAAGTCCTGATGAAAATTCTGTAACTTCTATATCATGCGGTCCATAATGTGTGTCATACACATAATCTTTTTCTTTTAGGACTTGAGCATAATGCGGTAATGGCTGACTGCGCTCTTCATAGTAATCAATAATATGAATTGCATGACCTACCTTTTGATAAAAAATAATTGCGGTGCTATCGTTAAATCCTAAATCCCAGGCAGTATTGACAGGATAAGCAGCATCGTATGGTATTCTGGCTATCTGTTTATTATCTTCTAACTTAGAAATAATATCACCGTAAATAGAACCTTGAAGATTACCAATAAAAGAACATTCAAATTCTTGGTTATACTTAGCGGTACCCATAACGGATAACGCAGCCTTTAATTCTTCATTATCAATTAGTTTAGTTTCAGAAGCTTTCGCTAC